TCCACCTCGCCACTGGCCCGCTTGATGTAAATGGTGGCCTCCTGGTCATCAATGATGTCAGCCACCGTAGCCTTCATCGCCGCCAAATCGTCACTGTTCAGCATCTCCCCCGCCTCTATTCATTCGCCATCCGCTATTCGCCATTCGCTATTCGCCATCCGCCATCCGCTATTCGCCATCCGCTATTCGCCATTCGCCATTCGCTATTCGCTATTCGCCATTCGCTAATCCCCGCTCTTCGCCGCCTGGGTCAACCCCACCCGCCTGTGCGTCGGCACCCGCGCCAACTCACGCTCGTAGTCGGCCAACGCCTGCTGCGCCATCCCCCGAAATGCCTCCGCCTGCTTCACCTTGCTCACCCGCTGCTCGCCCTCGGTGTACTCCCAGGCATCCCGCGCCGCCTTGTCCGCCTGCATCTGCAAGCATAGCGCCTTGGCATACAGGAGCAATACCCGGGCGTCGGTATTCGTCAGATCGGCGTATTCAGTGTCACCGTCAGAAGCCTCCCCCATGTACCTGGCGCAGTACCGTAGCTCGTAGTCGTGGGCCACGTCGGGCGTGGGGTAAAAGGTGATGTGCCCGTCCCCCTTGATCTCCCATTCCTCGTCGTAATAATCCGCCGATTCGGGCGCCCGCAGCCTGATGACCTCCAGGAAGTCCACTGGCAGATCGTAGTCTGCCGTGTCCGCCACCAGGTTTAGCGTCTCGGTGGCCACGATGGGATTCCGCAGGCCGTAGGCATCTATGGCGTCCTCCACCGCCTGCTCGTATTGGCTGCTGGATGGCACACTATTGTACGCCGGCACGTCCGCCGTCAGCCGCGCCACCAGTATACTTAACAGATAAGCCATCGGGCATCACTCCTGTTTCTTGCTCCGCCTCCGCATAGGCTTGTCCTCGACGACCACAGCCTCAGCTTTAGCCTCGGACTCGACCTCAGCCTCAGCCTCGACCTCAGCCTCAGCCTCGGCCAACCCGCTCCCCACCAGGCTCTCGGCGTACCAGGCCGGGAAGTCCACCACCTCGCCCTCCTCCCGCACCCTGGCCCCCACCTTGTCGCCGCCGAACTCACTATATCTCAGCGTCTTCAGTATCCTGACCCTCATATCGCCTCCCACATTCGTAGTAGCCTCTTCAGTGGCTCGTTATGGGGGCGGGGAAGCTTGTACTGAGCTTGTCGAAGTAGAGAAGAAAGATGCCCCCGCCCCCGTCGTCGTTTAGTCTATTCGGTACAGGATTTGCACCGTCGCCGCCCCCGCGCTGGAGTTTCCGTTCTGCCCCGTGTACTTGCACAGCACGGTCACGTTGCTGGAGCCCACGTCGCCCACTTTGGCGTAGGGCATGGTGGCGTCAGCACCCATGCGCTGTACGCCTACCGCGCTCACCACGCCATTGGCGATGTACTCGTTGGGCGTCTCCGCCGTATAGCCGCAATTCAGCAAGTCGGTCCCCGTGTCGTTGAACGCCGTGGTCACGATCAGCATGATGTCCACGATGTCGGCATTGGCCGGGATCACGAACATCGTCTTGTTGGTAACATTCGTGTAGGCCACCGTGTTCACCCCGGCGATCACCGCCCCGTAGTTCGTCGCCGCCGTCGGCGCGATGACCACCGTGCCACTGTTGTTTGGCAAGGTAATCGTCCTGTCCGCCGTCGGATCGGTGATAGCCAGAGTCGTCTCGTAGTCGTCGGCCGTCGCGCCCTCGAACAGCAGATTGACCCCGATGTTCGTCGTCGTACCGCCCTGGATGTCCAACGTCGCGCCACTTCGCGTCTCCAACTCGCCACCACTGGCCACCACGAACTTGGCGCACCCCTGTTCCCGATAGACCGCACACTGATACTGCGCGAACGGGTCTTCCCCAGGCGCAGGACACAACACCGAGCACCCCACCGCCGACGCCACCATGCCCACCAGGATCAACGTCAGTAGAAGTTTGCGCTTCATGTTACCTCCTCGTTTGTTTGATTCGGGGGTGCGGACATCCGCCCGCACCCCGCTATTCGGTTAGTTCACCCAGTAGAACTGGTTGTCGCTCGGGCACACCGCCGCCGTTTGGGTCACTGGCAGGTGTCGCGGCTCCAGCAGAAACAACACGTCGGCATAGGACCCGTTCGTCAGTGTCCCGCTCACCGCCACCGCCAGGAAGTGATGGTCGGCGGGCAAGGTGTCGGTCTTGATCGACCACACCAGCACCTGCCCGTCGTCAGCGGCCACGTCCGGCGTCTTGGCCAGGGTAGAATCGATCCTGTCCAGCGTGCCGTCGGCCGCATCCGAGCACTTCGGCTCGAATACCGGCGAGTCCGAGGCGTGCAGCGTCCCCAGGTGGATCAGGATGTGCACGTACTCGTATCCGCTCACGTCGACGAACGACCCGCTGGCCGGTAGGGCCGATATGCCCGATAGCGCCGTCTCGCAGTTGGCGTTTCCCCGCGCGATCAGATAGTTGTTGGCTAAAACCCTGTTTCTCATCTGCTTACCTCCTGTTCATCTCGCTAGGTGGAGCACTTCTGGGCCACGAACCGCCAGGTCTCCACGCACTCACCGCCCAGCCGCCGCCGCGCCACGTAGCACACCTGGTTGATCCGCGCCGTCGCCGAATCGATGTAGCGCTCCACGCTCATCCCCACGCGATCGACGATCACGTATCCCCGCAGGTCGCCGAACAGCAGCGGGAAGGCGTTGGCGGCGATGGTCGGCATCCCCTCCTGTTCCAGCACGGGATACCCCAGCAACCGGTCGGGCTGGCCGCTCTGGTAATTGCGCTCCCAGATGTACTCGCCGTCGCCAGTCTTCAGCTTGCGGATGTCACGATAGGTCGCCTTCTCAGCGACGAACGCCGCGTTCTGCCGATACTGCGCGTCTATCGCATACACCAGGTTGATGATCCCGTCCGCCGTCAGCTCGTCTGCGTCCCCACTGACCACCTGCTGGCCCGTGCCCAGCACCCCGATGCCGCTGTCCTTCAGGATGCCCTCTGGCTTCCCATGCCCATCCCCGGTCAGGAACTGGTTGTCCTCGTCGATGGCCTGCGCACTGGCGAACGAATCGGCCAGCCAGGCCACGATGTTGAACGCCGCGTCCTCGACCAGATTGCGGCTCAGGAACGTCTCGGCCATCACCGTGTGCACCGGGATCCTCTCCAGCCCAAAGGTCAGGTTGGTGGCCGCTGTGCCCGCTGTGGGCGTCTCGTCCACCCACGTCACCCGCACCGCGTCACGGTACTGCGACGTGCCGCCGGTGATCTTGGGCAGCTCCACGGCGTCACGGGTCGTCTGGATCACCCTGGCCTTGGGGCGGATCACCGTCAACGCCGCCATTCGGCTGATCACCTCGGCCCGCCAGTCCTCGGGCACCACGTACCCGCCCAGCGTGTCCGCCGATTCGACCATCACCGTCTTCATGGCGTACACGTCCATCCCCTCCATCAGGGCCTGCTTGATGGTGCTGGGCGTCCACAGAAACTCCCTGGATTCACCCTTGCCCGTGCGCAAGTACTTGGCGAATCCCTGCCACTGCTGCCAGCGCTTCTGCTCGTAATCCACGCCATGCAGGTCGGTCAGGATGGCCTTCACCGCCGCACCCTCGTCGCCGAACTGCATCTGGTAAATGGTCTTGATGGCCGCCGCCTGATTCTGCGCTGGCTTCGGCTCGCCCTCCGTCGGCAGATCAACTGGCAGCGTCACCGCCCCAGCCGCATCCAGGATGCCCTGCGCCGACTTCAACGCCTCGGCCTGCTGCCGCAGCTTCTCCGCCTCGGCCAGAAGCTCGTTGGCCTTCCCCACGTCGGACGTCTCCGCCGTCAGCAGGGCCTTGGCCTCCGTAGCCTTAGCCTTGGCTTGCTTGTAAAGCTCCTTGTAATCCATACTGCCTCCTTATTCGTCTAAACTCAATAGCTCCTCGGCCTTCGCCCTGGCGATGGCCACCTCCAGGCCAGGTGCCCCCGCACCTGCTCCGCCTCGTGGCGCCTCCGCCAGGCCCACGGCCTCCAGATATGACTTCAGGGGCATGACCTGCGTGCCCCTAAACTCCGCAGGGATGGGCGTCAGGCTGCCCTCCACGATGGGCCAGCGAGTGATCTCCCCGTCGGGCTTCACCCGAATCAGCCGCTTCACCGACCCGCTCGACCAGTGGAGTTTCCCTGCCTGCACCATTTCGTGGATCATCCTCTCGTATTCGTCGGCCATGTCCAGCACCGTCTCCGCCCAGATGCCCACCTGGTCGCGCTTCGCCTTGAGCGGCTGCAACAACCGCTCCGCCAGCGGTCTCAATTCGACCTTGAGGGGAATTCCGTGATGCACCATCGTGTCCGCCCCATCGCCGTCGTGTAATCCATAGTATGTGCTGGGCGTGAACCACTGCCCCGTCAGGTCTTTCTCATCTTCCTTGCCGAACCTGACCACATATCCACCGACGCGCCCATCGCCCAACGCCTTGATCTCCCCACCGAAAGCGATCACCGTGTCCTCGTCGGAACTGGCCAATGGCAAGCCCTTCTCCCCCACCGGGCGGTATTCCACCTCCACCTTCACCGGCTCGCCGAATTCGATCCCGTCATCACCGATCTCGTAGGAATAGGCATAGAGGCCCTGCGGCGTCTCCACGATCACCCGGTCCTCGAACACCTCCTTGGGCCAATACGATCCCGACACCTCACCCGGCACGCCCGGCTTCACGAACTCATTCCGCCAGGCATCGCGCACCTGCCGCGCCTGCTCGTCCAGGCTGAGAGCCTTGCCGTCATCCACGGCCAGCCCCTTGAAGCTCATCCCCATCTTCGTGCCAACCATCACCAGGCGCCGCCGGTAGCCTGTGAGCGTTTTCGTTGCCGCGCTTTTCACCCAGGAACGCACCTTGCCTATCCAGGAGGGCTTGCTCAACATCTTGCCGCCAGCACCCGTTCGGGATGGACAAGCATTGAACAAGCGGTCTTCCAACTCCTCCAGCGTCATGTCCTCCAGCGCCACGGACTTTCCGCCTTCCTCTTTCTCTTTCTTCTTCTTCCGCCTATCCAATTCGGCATCGATGATCCCAATCAGTTCCGTGATGTCCGATTTGGTCAGGTGCCACTCCTTCTCGCCCTCGCCACCCTCGGCTTTGTAAGCCTCCACCAGCTCCTCGAACGTGACCTCCTCACCGCCCACGTCGAAGACCACCCCCTTCAAATCCTCTATCTCCATCGCCTTGCCTCCTTTGGCCCGCCGCCACTGCGAATAACAGATGGCCACGGCCTGCTTTCGCTGTTTATCGTCGTCCTTGTCCAGCCCCTCCGATTCGATCACCAGAGGGACACACCGCCCTATAAAATCGTTCTCTTTCTCCTTCGCTAATGGCTTCGGTAATGGCATCGTTCCCTCCCACGCAGAAATAAAAAACGCCGCTTCTGCTCAGCGGCGTTCACCTACGCGACTACTGCTGACAAAAGCGGCGTTCTGTTCAGACTGCCTGATATGTAACTGTACTTGTTACGTTTTACATTTTACCTACCAGTAGCTACCAGTTCTTCCTCTCGTCTTTCAGGGTTGCCTTTCTATAATTCTACTACGTTTCACCTCTCTCCGCAATTCCGCCGTGCGCGGCTCGATCCCCAGCCTGCGCTCCAGCGCATCCAACACCATCAACAACGCCTGCCTGACCGCCATCCAAAACTCACGCTCGTCCATCACCCCGCCCAAATCGAGAGCAGCCACGGCAACAGCCCCGTCAGGTCGAACAAGTAGCCGTAATCCTCCGCCCCCTCCTCGCCGTACAGCCACCCTCTGATAC